ATTTACCAATAAGGAGGGTTAAGGCGCTTGACTTAGACCACTTGACGCTTGTAGTAAACAAAAACCCTGTTTATTCAGCCACATCAGTAGAGTTAAGAGCCGGAGAAGACATTGACATCGAGGAAAGAGCAGTAGAACAAGAGGTCAAAGTAATAATGGATAAACCGGCAATAGATTACTCAATTTATGAAAACAGAATCAGTAAATTAAAAGTTGATAAATAATCGGCTTATTTTTATGCAAAGAAAGGATGGGAAATATGGAATTAAAGAAATTATTAGAACAAAGAGCAGATTTACAGGCAGAAATGGAAGCTCTTTTAGATACTGCAAAAACGGAGGAAAGAGCTATGACTGACGAGGAAAGTCAGAAATTCGACGATCTGGAGAAACAAATTAAGGCCATTGACGGCACTATTGAGAGGGAAGAGAGGGCAAGAAACATGGAAAAGAAAGAAATTCAAGATCAAGAAGTAGAAGAAAGAGCAGTTTTAGAAGAAAGAGCATTTGAGAACTACATCAGAGGCAAGGTTGAAGAAAGAAGCGATGTAAATATGGCTGTTGGCGATAACGGAGCTGTTATTCCTTCGTCTATTGCCAATAAGATCATCAAAAAGGTTTATGATATCTGCCCAATTTATCAGTTAGCAACACGCTACAATGTAGGCGGAACCTTGAATATTCCTTATTATGATGAAACCACACAAAAAATTGAAATGGCTTATGCAACTGAATTTACTGATTTAGAGTCCACTTCCGGTAAATTCGCAAGCATCGAACTTAAAGGCTTCCTTGCTGGAGCATTAACTAAGGTATCTAAGTCATTAATCAACAATTCGCAATTTGATATTGTGAATTTTGTTATTAATGCTATGGCAGAGGCTATTTCAAGATGGATTGAAAAAGAGCTACTTAACGGAACAAATAATAAAGTTGCCGGCCTTTCTACAGTTACCCAAAAAGTAGATGCAGCGAGTGCAACGGCAGTTACAGCCGATGAGTTAATTGATCTGCAGGAAGCAGTACCAGATGCATACCAAGGACAAGCAATCTGGATTATGAATAAAGCTACAAGAACCGCAATTAGAAAACTTAAAGACCAAGAAGGCAACTACATCCTTAATAAAGATGCAACAGCTAAATGGGGCTATACTCTGTTTGGTAAAGATGTTTACACATCTGACAATATGCCAACGATGGCTGCTGGAAATACAGCTATTTACTATGGCGATATGTCCGGATTGGCTGTTAAATTATCCGAGGCTATGAATATCGAAGTGCTCAGAGAAAAATTCGCTACTCAGCACGCTGTTGGTGTTGTCGGCTGGATTGAACTTGATGCTAAGGTTGAAAACGCTCAAAAGATTGCTAAATTAGTAATGAAATCTGAATAGGTGGTGAACAGATGTTAGTACGGGCTAAGGTTAGTTTTGCCGGTACTTTTTCTATGCACAAAGGTGAGGTTAAGGAGTGCAACGATAAGGTTGTGCTCCAAGACCTTTTAAAAGCCGGATATATAGAAGAAGTTAAGAAGGAAACACCGAAAGGTGGTAATAAGAATGAAAGTAAGCGAAATAAAAGTAAGTGACGTTGCCAATTATTTAAGGCTTGAAGAGGGCGAATATACCGATACTGAGATACAAAACCTTATCGATATAGCAAAAACCTTTATAAAATCATACACGGGACTAGATGAAGATTCTATAGACAGGCATGAAGATTTTATAATCGTGGTTTATGTCTTATGTCAGGACATGTACGATAACCGAAGTCTACATGTAGATAAATCTAACCTTAACAAAGTCGTAGAAACAATACTGGGCATGCACTGCGTTAACCTCTTGTAAGGTGGTGATAAAATGAATCCGGGCAGGTTAAAAGACAAAATCACGCTACAAAAGAAACTTGAGACAGTAGGGCCGGTGCAATTGCTTGATGAATACGAGGATTACAAAACCATATGGGCTGAAACTAGATATCTTACAGGAAGAAACTTTTATGCTGCTAGGGCGGCTAATGTTAAGGTGGATGTTGAGTTTATTATCAGACACAGAAATGACTTAGACGAAACCATGAGAATAAAATTCAAAGACAAGCTTTACAACATCGAGGGTGTCCTTCCACTGGGCAACACAAGGGCGCTTATGTGTATAAGGGCTTACGAAGTAAAGCATGATATGTAGGTGATAACATGGGATTAGATGTACATATAAGTGAAGACGGCGACACTCTTGATGTTTTTTTGCGTGGAATAGAAATAGAAAGCGAAGAACTCGGGAAAAGCATGCTCAAAGTAGTTGGCAATAAGGCCAAGGAACTAGTAATTGCCAACCTTGAAAAACACAGGCGAGTATTAGCAGTGAGACACAAGCCTGCACTTGCCGATGATGTAAAATTAAGTATAAGAACTGACAAGTTTGGTGAAAAATACGCTAAAGTAATGGGCGGAAAGCAAACCGGCACATTATGGCATATCGTCAATGACGGGAATTTACACTCTAGGCCTACACATTTTTTAGATAATGCTATGAAAAAAATTGATGAAAGTATAGACGAAGCATGGAGAGAAGCGGAGAGGTGATAGCATGATCAACACAGTTTATAACGCATTAAAATCTTTAAATGTGCCTATACAGTATATACTTAGACCGGATATAAAATCCAATAAAATAGGCATAAGCTATCACTTTTTTAACGAAGGTTATGGGCTACATGCTGACGGCAAAGGCAAGGAGTTCGGCGGTAGTCTGCAAGTAGATGTATTTTCTACAGCAGATTATACGGACACAGTTAGACAAGTTATAAAACTACTAGAAGAAGCCGGATTCAGATTAGCCGACAGTAGAGACTCATACGATAGTTTAAATAATAACATCCAGTATTACCAAAAAATATTGATTTTTAATTTTGAGGAAAGGAAGGTGCGGCATGGAAGTTAAAATTAATGTCCAAAATGTACACCTTGCAGAAATAAACGAATCTCCCGGAGAGGAATTGACATACGGAACACCGGAGCACATAGAGGGAGCTATGGAAATTGGCAGAGTGCCACAGCTTGCAAGCGGACAGCTTTACGGTGACGGGAAAATCAGAAAACAGACAGCAAGAAAAGTAAGGTATCAACTTACTGTTAACCTTAACAAGCTGCCTACCAAGTGGCGCAGATACATGGAAGGCGTCACAGTTAAAGAAGGAGTAGAAAGTGGTACATCTAAAGATGAAGCTAAGCCATTTGCTATCGGTTGGGAAGTTGAAAAAACCGGTGGACAAAAAGAGATGATATGGTTCTTATACTGTATTGCAGAGCCTATACAAGAGACAGCAAGGCAGTCGGAAGAAAACATTAACTACTCCAACGATAGCTTAACTATAACAGCACTAGAAGATGACAGACTAGGAAGATATTACACCTTTATAGATACCGAAGACGAAGACGTAACGACAGAAATGATTGAAAACTTCTTTAAGAAAGTACAAACAACAGATTCAATATCAGCATAAAATATATACCCTTTCCTTTTGCCATGTGTTATAATGTGGTAAAAGGAGGGGTATTTATGGATTTAAAATTTAGAAAATTTTTAGCAGATCATGGGATAAGCAAAGAAGAATTTTGCAGCATGACGGATAGCGAAAAGAAAAAAATAACCAATCAATTTAAAGCAAAAGAAAAAGCAGAAAACCTAGTAAAAATCGGTAAGGGAATACAGGGCGTCGGCGCACTGATGATGTTATTGCCGATACTAATAGTTTTAATTATAATACTATATGCTTTTATATCTAGTATGTTTTAAGCACTCGAAAGAGTGCTATTTTTATTGGAGGGAAAACAATATGGCAAGAGTGTCAATTAAACCCATAGAACCGCTAGTAATGGAATTTGCAGATGGAACAGTTAAAGAAGCCTTGTTTAATAACGAGGCTTTTATTATTTATACAAACGAATTTGGCGGCTTTAATGACGAAACTATGCAAGAAATGAAAGAAAAACCTTATGACGCAATAGCTAAGATTCTTTATTGCGGTATGAAAGTTATGGACAAAACTGTAACGCTTGATGAAGCAAGAACTATTGTGATTGGCGGCGGTGAGCCGTTAGCTGTAGAGATATGCAAGCTCATGGTAGATAATTTTATGTCCACGGCAGATGAAAACTCTAAAAAAAAATTCATGAAGGAAATGGAGAAGCTCAACGATTCGATTACGCAATAGATAATGAGTTTTGGGAAGTGCTTTATTATGCTTATTGCATTAAATTAGGCAGAAGCGAAGAAGAATTTTTTAGAAGCACCACAGCCAAAGTAATAAGAATATTAGAGATACATACTGAAGGATTTAAGAAGAAGCCCCAAACCACATATGTAAATTCAATGAGGGATTTCCTAAGATAGGCAGGTGATACTGTGTCATTTAAAGGTTATAAAAGATCAATAAAACTTGCGTTTGACTACAACGAAGTAAAAGAAGGTGTACCTAACGCAAAAAAGCAAATGGCGATATTAAATGCAGAATTTAAAAAATCCAGCGAAGAAGCCAAGGCAAGCGGAAAAGACATAGACAATTTAGGTGTAAAATATGACTATTTAAGCAATAAACTTAAGATACAACAGCAGGAAGTTGAAGCGTATCGAGAAAAGTT